CAATCCTACAATTATTTCTAATAATGTTGGTACTATTGAATATGGAAGAGGAGAAATTCTAATTAAACCTATTAATATCATCAATACATCTAAAAAGGTACAAAATATTCCTATAATAGAAATTTCTGCTTGTCCTACATCTAATGATGTAATTGGACTGCAAGATCTTTATTTACAATTGGATATTAATAATAGTACCATTGATATGATTGCTGATAATGTGAGTTCTGGAGATAATAGTTCAGGAACTCTTTATACAGCGACTTCCAGTTATATGGTAGGTGATATTGCTAGACTGACTGAAAATGAGAAGGCAAATACCTCCCTCCTTTCCTCAGATACATATGTAGTAGGAGAAAATACGCAGATCGGATCTGCTGCTAATACTATTCCAGTACAACAGACTCAATACTAATATCAATGCCAGAAAATACAAGGGTCAAAATTAGTTCAGTTGTTAAAAATCAACTGCCAGATTTCATTAAAGCGGATTTTCCTCTTGCTGGTGAATTTTTAGCACAATATTATACTGCATTAGAAGGTCAGGGGTCTACTTTAGATG